AAAAGATTTATTGGTTCCAAAGTGTGTATATCGTGGAGGGCTGTGCGATGAGTTCAAAAGCTGCGGATATAACAAAATTTATAAAGCGGTGTAGAGTATGAAAGCAAGGATTCCGGCAAAGCAAAGACTATCAAAGCAAATACAGGATTCTATTAAAGAGATTGTAAGCAAAGAAAGAGAAAAGCTGAGCAAAGAGCTGATAGAGCAGATACTTAAAGTGTCGCTCATTAATTTGAATAGAAATTTTGGTTTCGGACAGCAACGTTTACTGAAATTTGTTGATACAGTAACAGAAATGTTTGAAGAGCATAGAGAAGATGAGCTTTACTGGTATCATGTGGATAAAATTTTAAAAGAAGAGTTGAAAATTGATATGGAGGGATTAAATGAACTGGATAAGTGAATCTATATCAGACCTACGTTTATATGGACAGCGTAAAAGATTTTTGGAGAGTGTGGACAGTCAATTAATATGGCTTGAAAATGATTTTGCTGCTTTAAAGGGTTGTGCGACAGATAGCGAAGCTGTTGAGGGTGGAGCAAGCAGAAGTGAAGACCATTTGTTGAATAATATCGTGAAAAGGGATAAGTTAAAGCAAAGTAAAAGATTAGCTAAAGAATTTGTTGAACAAGTGGAAAAAACCTTGGATATGTTACCAAAACAACAAAAAGATATTTTAACAGAGTTTTTCATAGACAGAAGCAAAGGACATATTGAGCGTTTAATGGAGAAGTATCATGTAGAGCAAGCACATATATATAGATTAAAGAATGAATCTCTTTATTCGTTTACAATATTAAGATACGGTGCAAGCAATACTCAATGATAAAAAGAGGATAAGTTTTTTTACAAAATCTATAGTAAAATATAAACTGGGATTTGTGGTTGAAGTAATTTCATTCTCATGACACTCCTAGACATACCGCCTGTGTGCCGCGGCATTCCACGGAAACACACATAAAATATCCGTAGTGGCGACACGGAATATATATAGCTGGTTATATCGCGATAGTGGTATCAAGCAAGGGCGTGACCTTGCCAGCTAATCCAAATACAAGACTGTGCTTAATGCATGGTCTTTTTTTATTGAGGTGATTACAGTACCTATATACAAAAGATGTGACAGATGTGGTAAGAGATTACCAGCTGGTACTAAGTGTAAGTGCAGTAAGAAAAGGTACAAGCATGAAAAAATATATGTTGATGATAAGATCGAAAGCTTTTACTTATCCAAAGAGTGGAGAAAAAAAAGAGAGCACATGATAGATGTGTATCATCAGCTTGATATATATGACTTGTATATCAATGATGTCATTAGCTATGGAAGAACGATGCACCATATAGTGCCACTAAAAGACGATTGGAACAAAAGATTAGAAGATACCAACCTGATATACTTAACGGATTCAAATCATCAAGCTTTGCATGACCTTATGAGGAAGAGTGAAGAAGATAAAAAAATAGTGATTTCTACTCTGCAAGGCTTGGTTTTAAGGTTTAGGAAAGAAATGGGTATAGGGGGTACATAAAAATGTTTTGTGTAAAGCGAGAAGAACCGCAGGCCTAGTTTTCTTTATGCAAATTTGTAAATATTGATTTTTTAGGAGGTGTAAAATTGGGGAGGCCTAGAAAGCTACTAGCAGAACAAAAAGGAGATTTAAGGGTTGAAATACAATTGAATAAAGCAGAGGCAGAGAATTTGGTAAGTGTAGGAAAATCTCAATTAGATATGCCTCCGGACTGGCTTATAAATCAAACAGCAATAAAAGAATTTAATCGTGTTGTTAAAGAATTTAATAAAATTGACGTAGTTGGAAATTTAGATTTGAATAATATAGCCGGGTATTGTAATTCTTTTGCCTTGTATGTAGAAGCGACTAATCAATTAAAGAATGAAGAATTAACTGTTGAAAAAACTATGCCAAACGGAAGCACTACAACAGCTGAAAACCCTCTCATAAAAATACAAAAAAATTATGCGACTGAAATGAGAAGTTTTGCATCACTGTGTGGTTTAACAATTGACAGTAGGCTAAAGATAGGTTCTAAAAAAGCCGAAGAAACACAACAAGAAATAGAGGATACTTTTGGAGATATTTAAAAGTATTAAAGATGAATTGATTCACTACTGTCATGACTGCATCAGTAACCCTGAAAAAAATGGAACAAAACACATTTGGGCTTGCAAGAGATTTTTGAACGATTTAACGCGATCAGAACAAGAAGATGATGACTTTCCTTTTGTGTGGAATGAAGCAGAAGCGCAAAAAATTGTGAAGTGGTTTTCTTTGTTGAAACACAGCAAAGGAACGTTGGCGGGACAATATATCCAGCTTACCACGTGGCAAAAGTTTTCATTATGTCAGATTTATGGGTGGAGGCATAAAGATACAGGATATAAACGTTTCACTCAAGCTTTTAAAGAAGTAGGAAGAAAAAATGCAAAATCCCAAGAGCAAGCAGGTGTTTTACTTTATGAGATTTCATATGGTGCATCCAGAAATAACGAAATATATGAAACGTATACAGCTGGTACAAAAAGAGATCAGTCTAAAATTATTTTTAATGAATGTAATAATCTTTTAAAAGGAAGCCCTTTGCGTGCAAAATTTAAAATCACAAAAAATATTATTGAACACAAGAAAACAGGCAGTTTTATTAAAGCGTTGAGTAAAGAAGATGGACAAAAAGGTGATGGAACTAACCCAGCTGTATTAGTACTGGATGAATATCATCAGCAGCCAACAACTGAATTTTACGACTTAGGACTGGGTGCTAATGCAAAAGAAAACTTACTTATGATTATTACAACGGCCGGCGTTGATTTAACTTATCCGTGTTACACACAAGAGTATGAGTACTGCTCAAAAATTTTGAATCCTGATGTAGATGTATCAAATGAAAGTTACTTTGTGGATATTTGCGAAGCAGAGGTAAATGACGATATAGGAAGTCTTAACACATGGCTAAAAGCCAATCCGATTCGCGCAACCTATCCTGACGGAATTAAGAAGATACAAGAAGCTTATGATATAGCAAAATCAATTCCTGAAAAAATGACTATGTTCTTGACAAAAGTGCTGAATATTTGGGTGCAAGCTCAAGAAAACGGATATATGGATATGGCTAAATGGAAAAAATGCGAAGTGAAAAAAGTTCCGTATAAACTGGATGGACAACCGGTTTATGTGGGTTTTGATATGTCTGCCAAAATAGATTTAACTTCAGTGGCTTTCGTTTTTCCTATTCAAACAGATAAAGTTGATAAAAATGGAAATAAGGTGATTCACTATGTGTGTTTTTCGCATTCTTTCATTCCAAACAAAGAAAAATTGAGAGAAAGAATCATAAAAGACAAAGTTCCATATGATGCGTGGGAAAGAAATGGCTATTTAACGGTTACAAACACAGAGATTGTTGATCAGAGTGCAGTAATGCAATATGTAAAAGATATATGCGAAAAAAACAACTGGAAAATAGAATGTTTGTGTTTTGACCCAGCGAATGCCAGCAAAATGATGATGGATTTATCCAATGAAGGTTATCTGGTGGAAGAGGTATATCAATCGCACCGTTCTTTAAACGAAAGTACAGCGGGATTTCGGGAAAAAGTGTATGAAGGGAATGTGATATATACTTGTAATCCGCTTTTAAACTTTGCTATGAGTAACGCAGTTATTAAGCAGAGTAACGGACTGATAAAAATTGATAAAGATACAGCAAAGAAAAGAATTGACCCTGTGGATGCATTGCTGTGTGCATTTAAATTGGCGCTGTACCATGAGTTTTTTGACGAAACCTTAACTGATGAATGGCTAGATAATGAAGAGTGGTAGAGAGGGGGTGAAACATGAACCTGTTTAAAAAAGATAAAAACAAACAACTTAAAAACGAAGTTGAAACTATTGGCGTAAATCCAACGCTAGAAGAACTTGAGATGTTTTTTGGAAGAAAGATTGGAGATATTTCCAGTTCAATGTTAAATAGTGCTACTTACTACGCGTGTATGCAGATAAGGTGCAACGCACTTGCAAAACTCCCGATTAAACTAATGCAGATGTCTAGTGACGGAAATGTCGAGAAGATAGATGACGATATTGCACAAGTATTAAAGTATCGACCGAACCCATATATCACGCCCCACGATTTTTTATGGTCTACTGAATATCAAAGATTAGAGTACGGTAACGCGTACTGGCTTATAAGTACACTTCGTGGAAAAATAAAAGCGCTTTATCTCCTAGACAGTAGAAATATGGAGATTATCATTGATGATACCAGTGTCCTTAATAAGAAAAATGCAGTATATTACTACTATCATGATTCAAAGTATGGAGATGAGGTATATACAAGCGATGAAATTGTACACTTTAAAAACTTTGCGTTAAACGGAATTGAAGGAAAGTCGATAAAAAAATATTTAAGTGATACCATTAACAGCGAAAAAATGGCGCGAGAAGTCATAAAGGAAAAGTACAGTAGCGGCTTACAAGACCCGATTATAGTTCAATATATCGGTGATTTAAACGAAGCTAAGCGACAAAAGATTGTAAATAAGTTTTCAAAAATGGGTGGAGCTAAAAATGCAGGCAAAGTAATCCCAATTCCAACTGACTTTAAAGTGGAACAACTGGAAACAAAGCTTGTAAATAATCAATTTTTTGAATTGCAAGGGTTAACCACTCGCCAAATAGCGAATGCTTTCGGTGTGAAAGGCTTTCAGTTAAATGATATGGAAAAATCCACATACAACAACATAGAACAACAAAACAGGGCGTTTTACTCAGATACACTTCAAAATGTTGTTACCAGCTATGAACAGGAAATGGATTATAAGCTTCTTACGCTGCAACAACGAAGTAGTGGGAAATATTTCAGATTCAATGTAGATGCAATTCTGAGAAGCGATATTTTAACAAGGTATCAAGCACACCAAATTGGAATTAATAACGGCTTTCTAAAAATCTCAGAAGCAAGAGAGAAAGAAAATTTGACTTTTGAGAAAGGAACTGACCGCTTGATTATCGGCAACGGAGCAAGCATCCCTCTTTCTGAATTAGGCAAGCAATATACAAAGAAAGGGGGTGATAACAGTGAATAAGATTTATACGTTTACTCAAAGGAACACTAAAACAAAGCAAAAAGAAAATAAAGGCACATTAAAATTTAACTCTGTGGGAGAAAACAAAGCGGAGTTATATTTTTATGGTGACATCGTTTCTGATAGCTGGCAATCGTATTGGTATGAAGAGGACAAGTGTCCACAAGATATTGTGGATTTTTTAGCTGAATTGAATAGCTATCAAGCAATTGATATTTACATTAACAGTGGCGGTGGTTCCGTTCATGGTGGTTTAGCTATATACAATATCTTGAAACGTTATCCAGGCGAGAAAACAGTTTATGTGGATGGTATCGCTGCAAGTATCGCAAGTGTCATCGCTTTATCGGGGGATAAAGTAGTGATTCCGTCAAATGCGCAATTTATGATACATAAACCGTGGAGCTATGCATACGGAAGCGCGGATGAATTAAGAAAATGCGCTGATTCTCTGGATGTGTGTCAAGAATCCATTATGAATGTATACATGGAACACGTGAAAGAAAATGTGTCCAGAGCAGCGATAGAAGAAATGGTGAACAAGGAAACCTGGTTGACTGGAAAACAAGCAGCAGAATACTTTGATATAGAGGTCGAAGAGTGCAAAGAAATTGTTGCTTGTGAATCGGATTACTTTGATAAATATAACCACGTTCCAAATTTTTCACAAAAATCAGACAAAGAAAATAATATTGAATTATTGCAGGTCGAGTTAGATTTACTCGGCTTGTAATTTTTTTACAAGAAAGTAGGAATTAAAAGAATGAAAAAAATTGATGAACTAAAAAGTCAACTCGAAACTTTAAAAGAAGATGCTCAAACACTTTTGAATGCTAAAAAAGTAGATGAAGCGAAAGCGAAAATGGAAGAAGCTAAAATTTTGAAAGAAGCGATTTCTCTACAAGAGCAACTTGACAAAGAAGAAGCAGAAATTTTAAACAAAGAAGCAAAAGATAAAAAAGAAGGTATGACAGCGGATAAAACAAAAGAAAATGCAAGCGCTATCCGTGCCATGATTAAAAAAGTAACCGGTGCTCCGCTAACAGAAGCAGAAAATGCTTTATTGTTACCCTCTACAGAACATACTACCGGTGAACATGGTGAAAGTTATATTTTACCGGAAGATATCAGTACATTAATTCATAAAAAAATCAGACAGTACAGAAGTTTACGCGAAGTTGTCGGTTATATCCCAACATCAGCTCTAACAGGTTCTTTCCCTATCGAAGATTTTGAAACTGTTTCTGAATTGGTTGATTTTGCAGATGGTACAGACGGTCAAGATTCCAATGATATTAAATTTAAAAATGTTTCTTTCTCTCTAAAAGAAAAAGCTGCATTTATTAAGCTATCTAATACATTGCTAAAACTAACAGATAATGCGCTAATTGCCTACATCGTAGAAGTTTTTGCAAAAAAAGCAGTAATTACAGAAAATAAAATGATTATTACCGTACTGAAATCTAATAAATCTGCAAAAGCTCTGCAAGATTGGAAGGCTTTGAAATCTTCTATCAATGTAGATTTGGACCCTGCTGTACTTTTTGGCTCTTGCATCGTAACAAATCAAACCGGTTTTGACTACATGGATAGCGCATTAGATGAAACAGGTAGACCGATTTTGCAACCAAACCCAGCAAACCCAACACAGAAGTTGTTTAATGGTCAAGTTATTCATGTTTTTTCTGATGCAATGTTGCCTAACAACGAGAAAAAGGCACCGATTTTTTATGGTAATTTATCAGAAGCAGTAAAATTTGTAGATTTGAACGGCCAAGTAGCTTTTGCAACTTCCACAGAGGCTGGATTTATGAGCAATACAACCATTGCTCGTTTAATTGAATTCATTGACGTAGTTCAATGCGATAAATCTGATAAATGCTATATTTACGGCGAATTTGATACAACTCCTGCGGCTGCGAGCGTTAGCAGCAAATAAAGGTTAAAAGCATGACTTTAGAAGAGGTTAAAAACTTTTTAAAGGTTGATTTTGATGACGATGACAGTTTAATTACACTGGAAATAGCAGCGGCGGAAGAATATATTGCTGATGCGGTTGGTCAGTACAAAGAAAGTTCTGCACGAATGAAACTTCTTTTGTTAAATATTGTTTCTACCTTATATGAAAACCGTGTATATACCGTGCTACAAGCCAACGAAAAAGTACAATATTCACTTAGAAGTATGGTTTTGCAACTTCAATTGGAGGACTGATATATGAATACTTCCAAAATGAAGCAAAGAATTACATTTCAAAAGTATGTTGTTGAAACAGACTCTGACGGCTTAACCTCTCAACAATGGAAAGATTATTATTCGTGTTGGGCGTATGTCAACAATCTGAGTGGTGGCGAGTTTTGGGAAGCTATGGCGGTCAACGCAGAACAAACAGTTGTTTTAGAAATAAGATATTGTGAGAAAGTAAGTGAGTTAAACACCAAAGATTATCGCATTTTATTTAAAAATGTTCCATATGACATTACCTTTATTGATTCTGTGCAATATAGCAATAAAGTTATAAAAATCAAAGCGATTGTTAAAGGTGAAGCCAATGGCAAACTTTGAAATTATATGGTCTGATGACTTTCAAAAACAACTTGAAAATCTAGGTGCAAAATTTGACGAAATTGCGCCACAGATGATTGATGAAGCTGCCCCGATACTGGAGAAATCTATGAAAAGAAAACTGTTAAGGCATAAAGATACCGGCGAACTTATCAACTCAATAAAAGCAAAGAAAGCAAAGCCGGTAAAAGGTGGCGGATACTACGGATATGTTACTGCTACGGGTGTTGCAAAAGGTAAGGTGTATAAAAGGGCAAGAAAAAAAGGCGGATATTCTACGGAAGGTTACCGCAATTATCAGAAAATGCTTGCTTTGGAATTTGGAACCTCGAAACAACCACCAACTCCGTTTTTACAGTCTGCTGTAAACGATGCAGAATCGGAAGTACTAAATAAAATGCAGGAAGTTTTTAACAGAGAGGTTGAAAAACAATGAATACAAATCCGTTAATTATGACTGCGCTATCCAATATAGGCATACCGGTGCAGTGGATGAGATACGTGGGAAACGAAACAGAATATATAACCTTTAATGATAGTGATAACCGACCGTCATTTTTTGGAAATAATGAAGAACTTATGGACATTGCATACGTGCAAGTCCATTTTTTTACGCCCAACAATCCAAAATCAACTGCTAAAAAGATACGCAAAAAACTGAGACAAGCAGGATTTACGTACTTGTCAACAACAGAAATTTACGAAGAAACAACAAAACTCTTTCACACCATTATCGAGGTGATGATCGAAGGAATATCTGAAACACAAATGGAGGATTATTAATTATGGCACAATATAAAGTAGCGTACCCTTATGTGGCAGCTATTAAAACAGAACCGGAAGCTGCCGAGGCTACATATGAAAAAGGTTTGGCACTTGGAAAAATGATTGATGTGGAAGTAACACCAAATTACAATGAAGCATCGTTGTATGGGGATAATGCCTTATCTGAATATGTAAAAGAATTTAAAGATCTTGATGTTACACTTAATACAACATCTTTACCTGTAGAAGCGTTTACCGCATTATTCGGACAAACGGTTGCAGAGGACAACAAAGAAGTCAAGGCGAATATCAACGATATTGCAAAATATGTTGGTTTTGGTTTTGTAAAGGGTGAAATGGTGGAAAATGTTACAACTTATGTTGCGGTTTGGTTTCCAAAAGTGAAATTCACACCACCGGCTGAAAAATGCACAACCAAAGGAGATAGTATCACTTGGAACACACCGAGTATCACGGGAAAAGGTACTTCCGATAACGCTGGTAATTGGAAATATATGAAGATTTTTGACGCAGAAAATGAAGCGTTAGAGTTCATTAAATCGAAATTCACACCGGCTGAACTGGGAGGTTGATTTTAAATGAAATGTAATGTAAAAGAAAAAACTGTTCCTTTTGAGTTTGATGGTAAAACATTTCGATTAAAATTCAACCTAAATGTAATTGCGGAAATTCAAGAAAAATATGAAGATTTAGACAGCTTTTTTGAAAAAATGGCTAAAGTAGGTGATATGCTTTGGTTGTTATGTTTATTAATCAATCAAGATGTGAAAAAACATAATAAAAACAGTACGGAAAAATGGGGGTATTACACTGCAGAACAAATAGGTGAGGCATTCGGAATGTCTGACATTAAAACGTTATCTAGTTTAATAGCAGATGTAATAATGAACGCCATGCCGAGTAAAGATACAGAGGAAGATGAAAAAAACGCGACAGCCGAATAGTCGTTGATATAGATACATGGTACTATAGGGCAAAAGTATTGCTTGGCTATTCGGATGAAGAATTTTGGGAAATAACATTAAAAAAATTGGTAGTTGTATTTGAAAAATATTGTGAGTGGAACGGATATAAAAAGGAAAAAGAGGAAGAGGTTCCTTTATCTGTTCTTTTAGGAGGATGATTAAAATGTAAACATTTTTTATTATATATTATATTGTTAGAGTTACTCACAAAAGATTGCTATATCTCCCTAAATATGATAAAATATGGAATATTTATACAAGGGGGAGAAAGTATGAAAAAGGTTATTAGCTTAGTTTTAGCAACATTGTTATGTGCTGCTGTTTTTGTTGGATGTGGGAGTGATGAAAACAATACTACAAGTTCTTTAGAAAGTATGACTTCAAAATCTTCCGTTTCTATAGAAACGGAAACTAAAACATATTCTTTTAATGATTTTGAAATTCAAGTGCCTAAATCATGGACAGAAAAAACAAAAAACGGTCATACTTATTTCTATTCTTCTGTTAACAGTGACTTTTTACAAGTATCAATAATGGATGATATGGAAGATTCAATACTTTTGGAAGAAAACCAAGAATCGGTGATTGAAGGAATTAAAGAATCGATGGACGATTACACCATACTTTCAAAAGCTACCCAAAAAAATGGAGATTTTGAAGGTTTTAGATGCTCTTATACAGGAAAGTTACCGAGCGTAGGAGATACTTTATACTACATGGATACTTTCTCTATCAGCTATAATAATAAGTTTATCCAAATCCTGTATGTAAGTATATCCGATCAACGGGAGCAAGCTTCTAATTATTTTCCTAACATATTAGCAAGTCTCAAAAAGATAGAAACAACTTCTTTGCCTGAGACTAACAATTCTGCTATACCTTCTGAAAACATCTCATCTTCAACTGCCGCAACATCATCTACACCAAAAACACCTACAGTTACAACAGGTCAAAAAAATGCTTTAAACAGAGCAAAACAATACTTAAGAACAATGCCGTTTTCTTATACTGGACTAATTGAACAGTTAGAGTATGAGCAATATTCTCATGATGATGCCGTATATGCAGCGGATAACTGCGGCGCTAATTGGAGCGAACAGGCAGCTAAAAAAGCGAAAAGTTATTTAAATACAATGGCGTTTTCTCGTAAGGGGTTGATAGAACAATTGCAGTATGAAGGATACACTTACGAGCAAGCTGTATATGGCGTAAATCAAGTTGGACTGTAATATTTAAGTACCATACTCTAATTAGGGTATGGTATTTTTATTGGAAAAATTAAAAAACCTCTTTAAAAATAAGCATTGTACAGAAATGTACGGTGCTTTTTTTTATGCTCAAAAAAGGAGTGTGATATATGGCAGGCAAAGCAAAAATTGGTGCAGGTATTGCACTTGACGGTGAAAAAGAATTTAAATCAGCGATTAGCGGTATTAATAAAGATTTAACTGTTTTAAAATCCGCTTTAGAGAAGAATAAAAGTGAATTTGAAGCGAATGGCAAAAGTATAGAGGCGTTAAATGATAAGTTAAAAATTCTTTCAAAGCAGTATGATACGCAAAAATCAAAAACAGATACATTAAAAGCTGCCCTTGAAAACGCACAAAAGAATTATAAGAGTTGCGGCGAAAAAATCGAAGAATTGAAAACTGCTTTAAATGCAGCAGAAAAAGAAATGGAAGAAATGAAAGAAAGTTCTTCCGAAACCGCAGAATCAATTGAAAAGCAAAATAAAAAGATAGCTGACTTAAAGGAAGCGTTAAACAAAACGGAGAAAAGTTATCAAACTGCTGAAAATAAAGTTAAGGATTGGCAAACTTCTTTAAATAAAGCTGAAGCTGAACTGAATAAAACCAAGAAAGCGATTGATGATACTGAAAGCGAAGTGGAAAATTTCACTTTCAGCACTGAAAAAGCAGAAGAAGCGACCGAAAAATTAAGCGATAGCTTTACAGTTGCAAAAGGTATCATGGCGAACTTAATAGCAGAAGGAATCAAAGTTTTAACAACGGAGCTAATAAACCTTACAAAAGAAGCTGTGACTTTTTCAGCAGAATTTGAAAGTGCGATGAACGCCCTGCAAGTACAAACCGGAATGAGTTCCAAAGAAATGGAAAAATACAATGGAATCATGAAGGAGATGTACAACAAAAATTATGGTGAAAGTTTTGATGATATTGCACAGTCAATAGCAACGGTGGCACAAAACTCAAAAGAAGTAGACCCCGCAAAAATTCAAGAGTTAACAGAAGGCGCACTGACTTTGCGCGATGCCTTCGGGTTTGAAGTCAACGAAACTATGCGTGCAGCCAATATGTTGATGGATCAATTTGGTATCAGCGGCGAAGAAGCATATAACTTGATTGCACAAGGCGCACAAAACGGACTTAATAAAAATGGTGATTTACTCGATACTATCAACGAATATGCGGTTCACTTTAAGCAAACAGGGCGCGGAGCAGAGGATTTCTTTAACATGCTTGAAAACGGCGCAGAAGAAGGCACTTTCTCTGTGGACAAGCTGGGCGATGCATGGAAGGAATTCGGTATACGTGCAAAGGACACCACCAACACCACAACAGAAGCGTATGAAATTTTAGGTTTAAATGCTGATGAAATGCGTGCAAAATTCGCAGCAGGCGGAGAAAGTGCAAAACAAGCAACGGATACAATTTTAACTGCGCTTTTCTCTATGGATGATGCGGTAAAGCAAAATCAGGCTGGAGTTGATCTTTTCGGCACTATGTGGGAAGACCTTGGGGCAGATGCGATAAAAGCTCTTAGTGACACCAACGGAGAAATAACAACTACTAAAAACAGCCTAGAAGAAATCAACAAAGTACAATATTCCGGTTTTGAACATGAGTTGGAACAGCTAAAAAGAGAGTTTAAAACCAGTTTGTCTAAACCGCTTGCAGAAGAAGTGATTCCACAAGTAAAAAAATTCTTTGATACTTTAAAAAACAGCGGTTCACTACAAAGTTTTTCTAATATCTTGGGTGATGTAGCGGGAATTTTTTTAGAACTGGCAAATAAACTGCTCCCGCCTGCCCTTAAGCTTTTAGAAGGAATACTGAAAAATTTCAAGTGGTTAGCTCCCGCGGTTGGTGCAGTTGTAGCAGCTTTCCTTACATACAAGAAAGCTTCAAAAGCAGTAGAAGGAACCAATACAATAGTAAATTTGTTAGCAAAAGGTATTTCTAATGTGTGTGGCGGAATAGATTTGCAAATCGCAAAACAAACTATTTTAAACGGCTTAAAAAGCCCGTGGGCTGCTCTTGCGATTGGTGTAGGAACTTTAATAACTGGAATCACTTTGTTGTGTTCCAATATGGAAACAGAATCATCTTTGATAAGAAAGCAAAGAGAAGAAGCGGAGGAAGCTGCTAAAGCATGGCAAGAGTTAATAGATAAACAAAATGAAAAAATTGCTACAGGTTTAGGGGAGTTAGAACAAACGCAACAGCTTGCAAGTGAGCTTGAAACGTTAGTTGATGCAAACGGTAGAGTAAAAGAAGGTTACGAGGCACGTGCAAACTTTATTATAAACGAGTTAAATGAGGCAATCGGAACCGAAATGGAATTGGTTGAAGGACAAATCCAAAACTATGATGAGTTCAAAAACAAAATCACCGAACTGATAAATACCAAAAGAGCGCAAATTATAATGGAAGCTCAAGAAGAAGCATACAAAGAAGCTGTTTTAAACTTAGAAAAAGAAGTGAATAACCAACGTCAGTTAGCGATCGACATAGAAAAGAAAAAGCAGGAAATTGCTAACGAGACAAGTGCACATGAAAGAAATAATTTAACGCAAGATCTTAGGGAAATGGAAGATACTTACGAGACAAAACAAGGGATTATAGATGGATACTATAACACTATCAGCGATTACGAGCTAAACTCCGTAAGACTTGCCAGCGGAAACGCCGAAGAAATAGCAAAAATTGAAACAAGCGTTACAGCCAGCAAAGCGACAGGAATAAGCGACAGAAGAACGTTGCTTGAGCAAGAAAGAGCAAGTCAGGAAGAATACCTCAACCACCTGAAAGAGATATATAAAGGTACTAACGATGAACTGGAATTACAGCAAATAGAATCGGCGCAGAAAAAACTTGATGCAACAAACGCAGAGCTTCAATCTATGACCAGCACTATAAACACAGGCTTCCCAAGCATACTATCAGCATGGGGAACGGGTATGAGTAATGCTGTAAATGAGGTTAGCGCAAAAGCTCCTTTCCTAAAAAGTGCGATGGCAGGAAATATGAATTCCACAGCAAGTGGCGTATCTGAAAACGGCTGGAAAATATCAGATGCTCTGGGAACTACAATGACTGATGGAGAACAAAGAATTAAAGATGAAAGAGAAAACTTCAATATTGCTACTGAATGGGCAGTGGGAGGTGTGCAACTTGGAATTGGTTCTGCTGGGGGTGTAGCTTTAGGAATGATTGGTTCGCTAGCTACTGGTTTAGTTGCGCGCTTTAAAAAAGATTTGGAAATTAACTCTCCATCTAAAATTATGGCAAGGGCTGCACAATCAATTCCAGAAGGTATAGCAAAAGGAATAAAAGATAATACTTCTGTAGCCATGCAAGCAACGTCTAATATGTCAAAATCAATAAAATCGGAATGGGAACTCTCAATGAAGGGTTTTTCTGTGAATACTTTTACGGATAATATAGGACATATTCAAGCTGGCTTGAATCGAGTGAGCAATCTTGATAAAACTCTTAAACTTTCTATTGGTGTTCCGAAATCAGTTAATACTCAAACGGTTCCATCAACTCAAATATCCCCTACTTTTGTTATCCAAATTGATAAATTTGTCAATAATCGCCCTGGCGATGTACAATCTTTCGCTCAAGAACTTGACTTTTATGCACGCAATGCGAATCTGGCGAGGGGGTTAACTTAATGAGCTATTATATTATTTTTAACGGAGTTGATTCCAGAGATTTGAATCTTCATATTGAAATGCTGCCACCAAAAGTAAGCCCGCAACAAAGATATACAACAACAGCTGTATCAGGTAGACATGGAGTACTTACGGAAACAGACGGTACTTTTGAGCCATATACACAGTCAGTTGAAATTACTGCACTTGACCTTAGTAAACTGGATAAAATTTGTTCTGTTTTTAAGGGGATAAGTTGGCTTACTTTAAGTAATGAGTTGCATAGAAAATATAAAGCGAGAGTGGCTAATGCAATCGAATTTTCGCAGATTATCAGGATGTGGAAAAAATTTATTGTTCAATTTGAAGTACAGCCCTTTGGGTATGAGACGCAACCACAAAATTTTATTGCAACGAATAACAGCAAAATATTTAATTATGGTACATATGAAAGTGAGCCTAAACTTACTGTTTATGGTACAGGCGATATTACTTTAAATATCAATGGCGCGGGAATCATATTAAAGGGCATTACAGATAAAGTGGTTATTGATAGTGAAATGCAAAATGAATATAACGGTGCGGTTTTGATGAACCAAAATATGACGGGGGATTTTCCTATTTTCAAAGTAGGGGAAAATACTATTTCATGGACCGGAAACGCTTCCAAAGTGGAAATTGAGCCGAATTGGAGGTGGGTATAGTGATTAATTTATATGATAAGAAATGCACCAACTTCAATAATAATGGTATTTGTATATTAAAACCTTTAGAGTGTATTGTGACAGAAGAACTGAACGGTGACTATAGCATACAGCTAACTTTGCCACAATCTGAAACTATGGTGGAAGAGGAAAGTATCATAAAAGTTCCGGTTCCAACGGGAACTGATATATTTCGTGTTTATTCAATCAATACCACTTTAAATGGTACTAAGACAGTCAACGCAAGACATATCAGTTACGATATGCTAACCGACTTCATAGAAGATACAAGACCGACCGATTGTAACGGTTCACTGGCTTTAAGTCTTATCTTGAAAAATACAAAATTTAAAGGTTCTTGCGATATAGATAATTTAGCTACATCCTACTACGAGATGACAAACCCTATAAATGCGTTAATCGGCGCTGATAACTCCTTTATAAACCGCTGGGGTGGAGAATTAGAACGGTCATACTATATGGTAAATGTGTGGTCACGGGTGGGTTCTGACAGAGGTGTTACAATCCGCTATGGCAAGAACTTAACAGGTCTTGACCTAACAATAGATATGAGTGAAGTTATCACACGAATCATGCCTACAGGTGTAAAGGAAAGTAACAGTGTGTTAAAGTTACCTGAGAAGTACATTGACAGCCCTCTAATTGGTAACTATGCAAATGTGAGAACCAAACGAATTCACTATACGGATATTAGTATATCTGATGATGTAACGCAAGAACAAGCGTATAGTATGCTAAGAAATGCAGCAAAGACAGAGTATGACAATGGGTTAGATAAACCAACTGTAAGCGGGCAAGTGGATTTTATTGCACTACAAAACACAGAAGAGTATAAAGATGTAGAAGTTTTGGAAAGTGTGTATTTGGGTGATACTATCACAGTTTATCACCCTAACCTAAACGTCAACTTAACATCAAGAGTAGTATCGTATCAGTATGATGCGATTTCACAACGATATATTAATGTTACGCTAGGTAGTGTTCTTCCTATAATAGGGGCATCAAATAGCAACTCAAGCAAACCAATTGTTGATAAAGTGAAAACAGAAACATCAGAATTAAAACAAGAATTTGACCGTGTAACGGACGCTATAACAGGGCAGACGGGCGGAAATGTGGTTTTAAACCCCAAGGAAAAACCAAGGGAAATCTTAATAATGGATAAAGATAGTATTTCAACAGCCCGCAATATTTGGCGTTGGAATCTAGCTGGATTGGCTCACTCAAAGTATGGATATAACGGACCATATGGACAGGCTGCGATTACAGCAGACGGACAAATTTGCGCCGATTTCATTACAACAGGAAGTTTAAGTGCAGGAATCGTGAAATCCGGTTCGCTTATCAGTAGAAACGGGCGATTAATTTTCAACTTAGATGGCGCAAATATGACAGTTTTTGATGCAAGTAATAATAAGCTGATGGTATTAAACTCAAGTGGGCAAGGTTTCTATGATGGAGATAGATATATTGGTTATATGGGACGATCTCAATGGAAGCCTGACCCAAGTAAAAAGGGTATCGCTTTTAATCTTGAGACCGAAGGTGACTATCTGACATGGGGATATCGTAAAGCCGGAGCCAGCGAATATACGGTTCAATTTATTTATACACCACGCGGAGATATAGGGTATTCTCCTGGGCTTCAACTCGGGTGTAATCTTTATAGTAATTCGTATTACTTTGTATTGGATAAAGCTGGAACCACGGAAACAGTGTCTTACAGTAATGGTGGAGGAATTCGTACTACTAATAGTTTTGCGATTTGCAAAAAAACAGGTGGTACAGATGATACTATAGTGCGGTTTAATGCAGATGGAAATATCAATTATTATCGCAATTTAGACATGCACGGATACTCAATACTAAACCAATCAGATGTTCGACTGAAAACGAATATACGAAATACTGATGTCTATGGACTTAATGTTATCAATGCACTTGAGTGCAAAAAGTTTGACTGGATTGAAAGTGGAGAACATCAAAAAATAGGCTTGATAGCACAGCAGGTAGAGCAAGTGGAACCTTCACTAGTGGATATTAATGCTGATGACGGACATTACAGCTTAAAAACCATTGATCTTGTTCCATATCTTATAAAAGCTGTGCAAGAACTATCAGCACAAGTGAAGGAATTGCAAGGGGTAAAGATAAGAAAAACACGCGCAATTAATAACAATTTATATCAAGATACATTATCTATTGAGGAAAAGAGACGATATGTAAACTCTTTAAAAGAAAAGCGAAAGTTAGTGGCTACTGAGCAAAAACCGCTTGAAATAAAAAAAGAAAAGAAGGTGAGACAGTGACCAAATATAATATAACTTTAGATGTTTGGCATCAGATGCCAGAAACCATCGTAACCGCCCTACAAGGTGAAATTAACAGCCGTTTTTTGGAAATTACGATTACGGATAAATGCGGTTTTTTCAATCTTACGGGAAAAACGGTTATGGTGTACATGACAAAGCCTGATGGAAAAATTATTTTTAATTCTTGTAGTGTGGTAGATGCGCCTAACGGGAGAATAAATGTTTCTTTGACATCTCAGATGAGTATCGTTGCAGGTACGATAAAAGACTTTGAAATACATATTATCGGAAGCGATAAAACTCGACTAAAAATAACGGGTATCTGTCTAAAAATAAAGAGGACTGCTAATGCAGATGAAGCTATAGAAAGCACAAATGAGTTTACCGCTCTAATAGAGGCTCTAAGCAAAGTTGACGGCTCTTTAGAGCACATAGAGCAGTTCTTAAAAGAAAAAGAGCAAGAGATAGATGTTTTAAAGCAAAATGCAGAAGCTTTAATACATCAGATAAGAACAGATGGTGCTCAGGCGGTAACTGATGTAAGGCAAGATGGAGCGCAAGCTATAAGTGAAATCAATCAAAATTTTGATACAGCTATGGTGTCTTTCAACAAAGAGATTGATGAAGCAGTAAAAAAAGCAGAAGATGCCGCCTCATCATCAGAAGATATTGCAAGGGAAACTGCTACCGAAACAGTCAATGCGATAAAGGGGCAGCCTAACGGCATAGCAAGCATAAACTCAAATGGAGAGTTGGAGCAGACTCCACCGCAAAGCGTGATGTTTCTTGCTGCGCACCCAATAGGCACCCTGTTTGAAACAACAGTTTCCACAAACCCCGGCACACTTTATGGTGGCACATGGGCAGCGTGGGGAGGCGGTCGCGTCCCTGTAGGGGTAAATACCG